ACTGCGATGAAACAATTTCCTTCCATTCGCGGGCCGATAGAAGCAGTCCGTCAAGACGCGGATGCCGCGGGGGATGCCGCGAGGGCTGCCGCGGGGGATGCCGCGAGGGATGCCGCGAGGGCTGCCTCGTGGGCTGCCGCGGGGAAAAAACTCGCCCCAACTGTTGCGGAACTACAAAAGTCGGCGCTTTCCCTTGTGAAGCGGATGATTGCTGCGAAGTAGACGGGTTGCCCTAGGCACGTTACATGACTTTGTTAGCGCAACACCCGAAAGGAACTTCGATGGAAGATCAAATCTTCGGATTCAACATGCCGGAAACGCCAACTAAAGCGAGCAGTACGTCGGACACGATGAAACTAGCCAGAGAAATATTGGGCATCGAAGGCGAGTGCGCCCCGTATCCCTGGTGCCGAGGCAATCCGACGGTCAAGGACTGCATCCGGCTCGGGTACTGCGCACGCGATCCGAATTGTGGGGAGTGACATGTCTTATGACCCGAAATGCGAAGAGTTAGCCGAGTACTTCTTTGCAGATTGCCCGAAACTCCGAACAAAAGCGCGTGTCGCTCAACTGGCACTGTGCATTCAGGACCGAATTGAAGACGAATTATCACAGTGGGCCGAGGAGGAGGAAATGCGTGACGAGTGACGAAAATTACGAGTACCGAGCAAACCAGTATGCCGAACTGGCCGAGGACGGCGCTGAGGCCGAACGCCTCGAAGATATTCTCGAACGCGAGAACACTGAGGAAATCTAGAACTCATAAGGAGAATTCATGGCTTCGAACAGAGAAACGGAAATCGTGAAGGCTGAAATCGTGGCTTCGGCGCCGACGCCGACCAGTATCCTCGAGTTGGCCGTCAAGCAGAACGCGAATGTCGATACGCTGGCCAAGTTGCTCGAGCTGCAGGAGCGATTCGAGGCGAATGAGGCGCGCAAGGCGTTCGAGGTAGCCTTTGCCGCGTTCAAGCAGGAAGCGCCGAAGCTCGAAAAGAGCAAGACGGTTGCTTTCAAGGAAGTGAAATACAAGTACACGCCGCTCGATGAAATCGCCAACACGCTCGGCCCGGTGCTCGCCAAGCACGGCCTGAGTTACAACTGGCGCCAGCAATCCGACAAGGAATCCATCAGCGTCACCTGTATCCTGCGCCACACCCAGGGCCATTCCATTGAAAACAACCTGAACGCTTCGCCGGATACCAGCGGCTCGAAGAATTCCATTCAGGCGATTGGATCGGCGGTCACCTATCTGCGCCGCTACACATTGCTGGGCGTCCTGGGCATGGCGACGAGCGATGACGATACGGACGGCATGACCATGAACAATGCTGCGGATTTTCTGGCGAACTTTGAATCAGCCGCCAGCATGGACGAACTCGCCAAGCGGTACAAAGAGGCCATCGCCGCGGCGCTGCAAGCGAGAGATCCTAAAGCGGTCGATGCCTTCATGCAAGCTCGCAAGAAACACGAAGCGCGATTGAGGGCCGCATGAGCTCCGGTGAACTGAATGTAATCACAGAGACCCAGGGCGATGCCGAATGGCTCGCGGCAAGAATCGGTTGCCTTACCGCTTCACGGGTAGCGGATGCAATTCGGAAATCAAAGCGCGACCCGAACGGTGCCTACATTACCAAGGCGCGGCAGAACCTTTGCATGGAACTGGCCGTCGAGCGCGTCACTGGTAAAGCCACTGAGCACTTCGTCTCTCAGTGGATGGAGCGCGGCACAGAACTTGAACCAATAGCCCGAGCTGCTTACGAACTGCGAACAGACCGAATCGTTGAAACGGTCGGGTTCGTACTGCATCCGTCGATCAAATGGGCTGGATGCAGCCCGGATGGACTGGTGGACAGCGACGGCCTCGTTCAATTCAAGGTTCCGAAGCCAACCACACACGCTGAATACCTAATTGGGGAATGTGTTCCATCGGATTACGTGCCCCAAATGATGTGGGAACTGGCATGTTGTCCTGGCCGGACGCACAACGTATTCGCCAGTTATTGCCCCGACTTTAAACCGCCGCTTGATCTTTTTATTTGCCGCATGGAACGCAATGACGAGGCTATCTCAGCGATGGAGCAGGAAGCCCGGAAGTTCCTTGAGGATGTCGAGGCCACTGTAGTTCGGCTGAATGGCGGGCTCGAGGGAGCGCTACGACATTCCCTGACGACCATGAACGTCGAGGGATAGGGGAGAAGCGGCAATCCACAGAGCATTGCCGCCTCCCCGGATCAAAGGAACCGATGCCACCGATTGATCCGACGCTGAACACGCGCGAATGGGCCACGATCAAAAGAGTCGTGCCACGCGATATTTATGAAGAACTGGTGCGGTTTGAAGAGTTGGTGGCGACGCACAGCGGGATGCCTGCCCGCTTTCAGGGGATCGGGCAGTGCGTTTCGGTGTGGAGCGTGATCTGTCACTGCCTGCGGACCTATGAAGCGGAATTGATGGTTTTAGCTCAGGAATGGAAGGGCGAACAGGATTCGGGCCCGGCGGCACGGTAGCACGTTCAAACCAAGCTGCTACGAAGGTTACGCTGCTGTCGGCCAGCGCCCGAGATGCCGACAAAAACTTATGCCTAACAAGATCAAAAAGGGAAGCACCGTAGTGATCGTGGAAGGCCCGCAGCAGGGCGCCCAGGGCAAGGTAACGCAGCTTATTCGCGCTTTCGATGCCGACGCCAAGGTGATGCGCTGGACGGTATGGATCAACGGGAAGATTAAGACTCGGCTTTCCTGGGTGCGCGAACTTGTCTAGGAAACGACACAACGTAGATCGGCAGGCCACGGATACAGCCAATTTCGTCGATCGGGGCGGTCCGCGGCGCTCCTGTCGAAGCTATATCACCCACAGCGGAAAGAGGTTCTTGTTCGGCCCGGACAAGCAGACGCTCAGAATTTTATGTTTTGTTCGGGACGGATTTATCTGTACGGAATGCCGAAGGCGGGGCATGGATCACGAACTGGACATGCACCACATATTACCTCTCGGCAAGGGCGGCGATGACACGCTCGACAACGTGACGACTCTCTGCAAATGGGGCGATTGCCACAAGTTGAAGCATCGGCGGCCGATGTGGGGTCCGGAAAAGGTAGCCGTGTCGTGACACTGGCCGAAAAACTAGCGGCCATCGAGAAGGAAAACGCACTGAGCACCCGCCAGCGCCGGAAGGAAGAGCACACCGGCAAAGCGGAGGCTCGGGCCGAAGAGTTGCGGCCCTGTAAGGCATGGGGGAATTGGAAGAACCGATGATCGCTCAAAATCGATCTCGTTATTTGAGACTATCGCGCGCGCGATTTTTCGGGGTTTTTATATTTTCATCCATTGGTTGCTTAGGCTTGCCGTCCCTGAGTGCCAGTGTGCCCGTCCTGAGGTGGGCAAAAGGCTGACTGGCAGCCAATCGTCTCGGGCACTGGCCGGTCAGCCTGCGAACTCTGACCGTGAGCCTGAGAGGGGAAGCATTCCGTAGTGCACCTGCTAGTGATAGCGCAATACAGACGGCAGAAAGGAGGTCGCACGTCTTGATGATCGAATTTGAGACATTTTGGCGCGAATATCCGCGAAAGGTGGGAAGAAAAATTGCCGAACGAAAATGGAAAACCCTCGATGATGAAGGCCGAAGGCGATGCCTTCATGGACTTGCGCTCTGGAAATGCTCAAGTCAGTGGGCTGGAGGCGGTGGGGAATATATACCCTATGCTTCCACCTTTCTCAATCAGGAGCGATGGAACGACGAGCCGTGGAACGGAGCGTTCGAGCAATACCCTTACCGGGGGAATCAAGCAGCTGTACTTGAAGTTCTTCGACGCGCGTGAGGCCGGCGAACTGCCGAAGGGCATGACCTGGGCGAAGTATCAGGAGTTGCATCGGTGATCACTATCGTCGAAGTGTGCAAGCGCCTGATCGCCCGCATGGAGTTGCAGCGGGACCGGCTTCCAATGAAAAGTGAGACTGCGGCACACGTCATTAAGCTGCTGGCGCCGGACATTCGGGAACTGATCAGAACCGAAATTGCCGACGCGAAGCGGGAGTGGATGATGCGGGAGACGCAACAGTGACGCACGGTTCGCTATTTTCCGGTATCGGAGGGTTTGACCTTGGATTCGAACGAGCGGGAATCAAAACAGTCTGGCAGGTCGAAATTGACGAGTATTGCCGACGAGTGCTCGCCCGACACTTCCCCTATACTGTCCGATTTTCAGACATCAGGGGATGCTGCGGATCAGATCATGAAAACTCGCTCAACTGCACCCGAAAACACTTATCACCCGTTGACATCCTCAGCGGAGGCTTTCCCTGTCAGGACATCAGCAATGCCGGAAAGCGGGCAGGAATCGACGGAGAACGCAGCGGCCTGTGGTCCGAGTATGCGCGAATCATTCGCGAACTACGACCCCGCTACGTCGTCGTGGAGAACGTCGCAGCTTTGCTTGGACGGGGCATGGAGCGAGTTCTCGGAGACTTGGCCGCGTGCGGGTATGACGCAGAGTGGCAAAGCATACGAGCTTCCGATGTTGGCGCCCCACACCGACGAGAACGAATCTGGATCATTGCCTACCCCGAAAGCGACCGAGCACGAGGGCGGATATTCGACGCATGGCGGTGCGGATTCCCTTGGGAGGATGGCGACAAAGGGAACATGGCCTACGCCAACGGCGGTTCACATGTGGCCGACTCCGCAAGTTCACGACGCGACGGGCGGGCGCGGGAAAAACAATCTATTCGCGGACGGGCACTACTACCCGCACGACTTAGCGGACGCGGTGAAATCGCCCCTCTGGCCGACGCCGACGGCCGACGACGCGAACAACGCGACACGCGAGTCGGGCGCGTTCCAATCTTTGACGAGGGAAATCGTATCGAACGAAACGCGCAATGGGCAACTGAACCCAACGTGGGTCGAGTGGCTCATGGGGTACCCGCTAGGGTGGACCGCCTTAGAGGACTCGGCAACGCCATCGTCCCGCAAATCGCGGAATGGATCGGGAAAAGGATTGTGCAATGCGAGGCGGAAAGACGGCAAGACGTAGCGGGGTTGTCGGTGGCAGGGCAAGGCCGCAGGTAGCGCGAACAACCGGGAGACGTACCTTGGCAAAGGCAAAACTGAGTGAGGCGGACATTCTGATGTGGGAGCAGTTGAAAGAGATTCCACGCCACCACGCAGCCCGTGAGTTTCACTTTTACCCTGACCGCAAGTGGAGATTTGACTACATGCTGGAGGATGGTTTTGGAGTCGATAAAATTGCAATAGAAATCGAGGGCGGGGCTTTTACTCAGGGCCGGCATACACGCGGCGTCGGATTCATAAAAGACATGGAAAAGTACAACCATGCCGCGCTCTTTGGCTGGCGGGTACTCCGCTTCACGCCCCAGCAGGTTTTAGATGGCACGGCGATTGCTTTTATTAAGCGAGTTCTGGAAACGAGCAGCTAAGACGGGTTGCCTTAGTCGGGGCGAGCAGTACGGAAAGTTACCACCCAGGGCAGCCCCGCGCCACACAAGAGCAGGGAGGCGACAAATGAGCACCGTGATTATCTGCATCATTTTCGCAGCATATTCAGTTGGCGTGTATTTTCTAGGCTACTCGGATGGAAAGACGGCGGAACAGGAAAACCACATGTTCGAGAAACTAGATTCGCTCATTGCCAGAGTTAAGCCAGAGCAGGGAGGCGACAAGTGAACCTTCGATACTGTTCGACTTGCAATATGCGCCGCTATCACAAAGACGGCAAGTGTGAGGTCTGCGAGTTGCGCGAACATGAAAAGTCAGCAGTTTGTCAAGATTGCGGGCATCGTGCACACGATGGGGTTAGTTGC